TTAACTTCTTAGATAAAGTCCATATATCATTCTTTATCTCTTCTATCCACTCGTCTTGTGAACGAGTTAAAAGTGAAGATGCAGCGTTACCGTAACCAGCCTTCTTTATACCTTCAGTTGTAATAATCGCAAGTGTCGGAGCTGTTGGAGCAGCCATGTTGTCGTCTCCTGATGTTGTATATTAAGTTACTACATACACTATTTATAAATATAATTCAAGCCTTTTTTCTCTGCTATTTCGTTATCTATTAACTCCTTTATGATAGCATCATACTTTGGCTTACTAAGTTTCTTGTCAGTTAAAGATGCTTTGTTAGATATTAGTTTTGTAAAGGTGGTATGATTTAACCTACCCTCAGACAATAATGCTTTTGCTTGCTGCCCTAAATCTGTTTTTAATGCAACAAATCTTTCAGCATTTGCTTCTTTTACTTCCTGCTCTAATACTGGTCTGTTATGTGTGCTTTGTATTGGCTCTGAAGCATCTGGTATTATTTTTCGTTCTATAACTTTTGGAGTATTATCTTCTAAGGTGTCGTATGGCTCTTCGCTTCTATACTCATTTTTTTTGTCTTTCCCATTATAGAATCTTCGTTTTCCTCTATCATCTTCTACATAGAAATTACATTCTTTGCCATTCTTGGCAGTAAAGCCGACCCAATACCCCATACTTATCTCTCCTCTATTGTTCCGTTTATAATATGAAAACTGGTAGTGAAACATTAGCCTTGTGCTATCGGAGTGTTCCGTGTGTCTCTCATTTTATCTTCTCCGTTTCTACCCTTTCTTGCAAACTGCATCCTCTCTCTTTTATCGGCATCTCTCTTCCTTTTTGCTTTTCTCACCTTGTCGTGGTGTTCATCTGAAGGGTGAGAATTTGGTATAATATTCAGTCCTATTGCTATTCTATCTGGCATCTTGTTCTCCTTTCCGTTGTAGTTTCTGGTTTAGCAATTCAAAAGGTTTATGTAATAACAGCGCCTCCATAACTTCTATGGCTACGTCATCACTCCACATAGTTCTTATAGCAGAAGGGAATCTTAATGCAACATTAAAATCAGACTCAGTAAACTCTTCTGGAGTTGGCATACCTTCTAACTCACCACTATCTCCTTTAGCGCCATCAGTAAAAACACCTACTGAGTGAGGCTTATCTTGCTTGCGCTTCATAATCGCTTCAGCCTGAACAGACATCATTCCCAATGGAGTTATCTTACCTCCATCAACTTTAAAATCCATTCCACTTTCTACTCTACTATCACTTTCTATATGTGCCATCATTTACCCCCCAACATTGTTTCTTACCATCCTTCTCTACTATAGGGTAGTCTTTACATATCTGTGGTCTGTTCTCATATATTTCGCACATCTTATTCCTACAGAACTTACAAACTGTTCCTGTTTGAAATTTGCCTTTATACTCATCATTTACTTTACTTATCTCTATACCAAAGTAACTATAGAACCTTGCTGCTTCTGCTTCCAAGTTTACAGTAACATTAGCGCCAATACAACATTGACCACACTTAATACATTTCCATTCAGTAGTCATCTTTAACTACAATCCTATTGCCATCACGCTCCACTCCAAAAGGAGGATTCGTGTCATCTTTTAACCATACCTCTGCGTCACCTACACCCATTTTCCCATTCCTTATAATGTCGTTCTATTTCGTTCTTAACAACTTCATATTTAAGTTGTGACATACATAAAGGTGTCTTTAATTTCTCATGTAAAGGGCAAGACTCCAAAGTATAGTGCAACTGATGACAAGGATAACAGGGTACTTCATCCTGAGATGCGTGTAAGTTGGTACAGTTCTTCCAGTATTTCGTGAGATTCTCCTCAGACGAATGAGACAAGAGGACAATCTTTGGCGTGTCATAGCACCCTGACGCATTGAGTATTCCTGTTTCACTTCCCACCACCAAGTCTACATATTTAGTCATTAGCATAGCCTGACGAATAGACCATTTATCAGACCTGCATTTTACTCTCGGATGCTCCCATTCTAACATAACGCTAAGAGCGTCACCAACTGTTATTACAACTATATCATTATATTCTCGTAATAACCAATCACAAACTAACTGCGTGTATGGATAGTTCTTATGGAAAGAACTTCCTGCAAGTGACCACATGACCGTAAATCTTTTTCTATATTTCTTAATGTATGTCTTAGCAAGTTGATGCTCAAGTCGTGTAAAAAAAAGTTCTCCCACCTTGCCTGTTGTATCATATCCTGCTTTTTTGAATTGCTCGTCATAATAGTTCCTATTGCATTTCTCATGTCTTACTTCATGCTCCCAACGAAAAGCAGGTTTTCCTTCAACTTTAAGCAAACCACCTTCAACTGAACCAGACAGATTAATAACTTTATCGTAACCTTCAGACAGATTCTTCCAGTAACTCCCAAGTTGTTCATTAGGTATCTGATTCTCCTTTTGCATTATGTATTGGTCTATGTGAGGATTGTGGTTCAATACAGCTTTTGCTCTCGGAGTCATGTTCATTGTCACATGGTATCCCTCCTCCTTCAATTTCCGTAATAAAGGAGTAAGCATAATCGTATCCCCAAATGCTCCGTACCGTATCAATAAGGCTTTCGGCTTTTTCAAGTGACCTCTTTTTCATTAAATTCTCCATTCCGTACTGTCTTACTCTTATCTGGTTTACGGGCAATACCACCTATTATCGGAATACCCATTCGTTTAGATATTATCATAAGTGTCTTATCAAAACGGTGCGATAAATCATCATACCTTACATAGATTATATCAGCGCCACCCATCTTCTCTTTCCAGCTTGCTTTATGTCCTTGCCATCTTGCTAACATGGAAGGATACTGCCTGAACTGATAACGCATACAACCACCATAAGGTTGTGCTACTTTAAGCTCATCAACAGTTTCACATCTGGCAGCTTCTTCCCAGGTTAGACTATTCCAATGCTTCAGACAACTTTTAAATACACCTTCTTCTTCTCTGTAGATGTAAAACACATGAGCGTGTTTTGTAATTTTATTTATAATTGGTCTGAAGAATGTTCCTTCATAATGTGATTTTATTATATGTCTTGGTTCTTTTATCTGTTGTAGCACCGCTAACATATTATTAGGTATGTGCGGCAGTACAGGCATATCCATATTGTAATAAGGAAAGCTACAATATCCAAAGTTGAGAGCAATCGTATTCATTAAGAAATGAGTACCACTACGCTCATGTGAATTTACAATTACAAGTTTCATTAAGCCTTAAAGAAAGGGCTGGACTGCATCCCATTCAAGATGTCGTACAGCCAGCCCCACAAATTTAGAACCAACCGATAGTTATATTAACGTGTCCTTTACCAGCAGGAGTACCACCAGTAGGGGTAATAAAAGCAACCTCTATCTGAGTATCCACAGGAACAGCAGCAGCTATAATAGCGTCTGTGTCGTCAAGGATATTATAATAATCTGTATCAGCAGCAGCAGCCATATTAAGCTCTGCATAAGCATCAGCGTCTCCTGTTGTACCCATTCGTACATATGCAGGGGTCGTAACCTGATTAAAAGTTTCGGTTACAGACACGCCAATGTCTAGGATTTTACCCTTCTTGCCTCCATATCCTTTGATAGCAACAGCATCACTGCCAGCACCAAAATCTATTTCGCCCCAAGAGTAAGTAATAACAACCATATCATCATAAGCCATGATATGTCACCTCCTTATGTTATAAGTTAATTTAAAAAAACACTACGCATTAGAATCCCACTTAATGATTCTTGAATCAGCCTCAGTGTTCCATTCCAACGCCCATCCACCTAAGAAATACCATGCGATACCTTTAGACCTTCCGTAATCAGTAACAACCTTCATACGAATTTCCTCTGGTACAACAACGGCTTCTCTTACGACACCTTTTCCAAACATATAGGCATCAAGTGACTGTGCTGTAGTCCATGATTTAGCTGTAGCAGTTCTTGCATCAGCATCAATCGTAAACCGTGAAGCGTAGAAATCCTTAACGAACCTTACACCATGAAGCCTCCCAACCTCACCGTTGTAAATCTTATCAACACCAGTTTCGGTGTACTGATTTACGCCTTCCATAGCTCCTTCAAGAGACTCTAAGGCTTCCAATGAAGCAATACATACATAAGAGTCACCTTCGTATGCTGGAACATTTCTCTTCTCCAACTCAAGTCTCATCTTTCTTACATGGCGAGAATTTAAGATTGAAGTGTTAGTAACAGTAGCAGTACCGTTAGTAGTAAGAGTGTGGGCGGTAGTGGAAGTTCCGACAAAGCGTAACTTCGTTTCATTATACCTTCTCTCAACTTTACCGTCTAATACTTTTGCAGCATCATCAAGCATTCCACCTCTAACAATTTCTTGTATATCAAATTCAGACAATGCTTCTGCTTTAAAGGTAAATGGAATAGAGTTACCTACTTCAGCTACCGTAAGCGTACCCCATGTTAAAGCCTGAGTCGTTTCGTGCATGGTGTTGGTTTCGGTTAAGTTTCCACCCATAGTACCAACATTAGCAACTTTCAGCCAGTTGACTGACTGACCTCTGGACTTTCCAAATGCTTCCTTAACATCTACGAACTGTCTAAACTTGAAAAGAGGTTGGGCTGAACGCTGAAAAAACTGATTCAACTTATTGTTAGTCAATACACCAGAGTGATTGACCCAATTCATTTCGTTAGCCATTTGTCTTTTCTCCCAATATTGGAAGATTAGACTGAAGCACCTCTATTTTGACGCATCTGCATATACTGTTTGTGCATCTCTTCTGGCGATAAACTATTGACATCTACTGTTGCTGGCGCTTTTAGCTTTCCACCAGAGCTACCAGATAAAGCTGCTCTTCCTTTTCGTTCTTTTCTTTCCTTTATTAAATCAGCCTTATCTTTGCTATCAAATACATTTCTGACTTTTGGATATATATGCTCCCTATAAATCTCTTTCCAACCTTCAGGGTTATCTAAAGCGAGAATTTTCCTGCCATCAATATACTCCTGTGCATCTGGCTCTTGCAATATAAGGTCATATATATGTTGTTTAACCTGTGGAATGAATGCCTCAAATCCATCATATCCTTCTTCTACTAACTCGTCATGGACTTTCTCAGCTTTCTTATTTACTTCCGCTTGTTGATTTTGAGCCTCACTCTGTGTTTCTTTTCGTTCTATCTTCTTGAGTCTCGCCTCTAAATCTTCTGTTTTCTTTCTTTCCTTGATTAACTCTTCGTCATAGTCATCAATGTATTCATCATCAATGTATTCATCATCAAAGTCATCAGGGTTATATTGAGATTTCTTATTCTCTAATAACTCTTTAACCTGTACTTCTAAGTCAATAACCTTCGCTTGAAGTTCCTTACGTTTTTGACGCTCTTCATGTAATGCGCCAAGAGGTACAGTCTTATCTTCCTGTTTAATTTCTTTAGGAGCATCTTCTTTCTTATACTCCCCTACTTTAGTTTTTTCTTCCTCTCCTTTTGCATACTTTGCATAAATCTGTTCCCTTTGAGATAAACCACCTGTTTCTCCACTTTCAGCAGGAGTCTCTGGAACTACTGTGTTATCCTTGGTTGTTGCTATTTCCTCTGTTTCGGTTGAGGTCTCCGTTGATGTTTCTTGTTTCTTCTTCGGCATAAAGCCTCCTTTAGTAGTTTTACAAGTGTTTCGCTTGACGTTCCTGATAACGGTTCAGGATACCGATTAAATATTATTCTACCTACTTGCATAATATTGTCAAGTTTTATTTTCTAATTCAAGAACTCCATGCTCTCTTCTAAAATCTAACTCTTGTTTTGCAAGTAACGCTTGATTCTTTAACCATGATGGTAGAGCTTCAAATTCATACTTACACACCTTGATAATAGCTTTTAACTCCGCTTGTTTCTCTTGAGACAACCCTTCTTTTAAAACCAGTTCTTTTAAAGCTCTATCAGCTACCACACGAAAGTAAAACAATAATGTATCAAACTCTGGTTGATTCTGTAACTTTACTAAATCCTCAAACTTACCTAATTTCTCTATTAAGTCTTCTTGGTTTAAATCATCTATTTCCATTATTGTAAACCAAACCTCCCTGCTTGTTCACCACCTGCTCCACCAACTACAGGTTGTCCTGCTCCTGCTAATGATGGGTCTAACCCACCTTGCTGTTGAGGTGGTGCTGGTGCTACATTAAAGAAGAAGTCTTGTACATTCTTATGACCTAACTTTGGTAGTATTTCTTCAAAGAACTTTGTTGTATCTACTAACCTAACCTCTGATTGAGGGATAGCACCAGACTGTAACAATCCTATCATAGCTTGGTTAGACATATTAGCTCTATCCATAGCTAACATATTCTGTTCTATCTCAAACTGTCTTCCTACAGCACCTAACCCTACATTAAGTTGTAAATCTACTTCATCTCCTAAATCAAATATATCTAAATCAGAGTTAGCAAACTCACCTTTTTCTCTAAAGTTTTCATTAGCTACACGAAATACAGTTTCATTAGTTTCAAACTGCTGTATAAGTGAGGCAAGTGTAGAGAAGAAGTCCATTAGAAATGTCTCTTTCACGATAGCAGCAAACAAATCTATCTTCGCATTGGACTCTGCTAAATTAATTTGTGCTACGGTGGCTTTTATTTCCTCTCCCTGCCCTTGCTTTTGTGGCGTAACACCAGACATCTCTTGCATCATAATATCATCTGCTGCTGATTCTGCATAAGCTGACTGTGTTACATTATTAAAAGGTCTATCAATCACACCTGACACATCATCTGCCAATGTAACACCACCTGCTCTGGAGCGTGTCAAAGACATTAAGTCAACATTCGCAAATCGTGATACAATGGTTCTGCCGTTTAAAGCCAAAGATACATTATCTTTTCTCTGATTAAGGTGTGCATTGATAGACGCTTGTACATCTTCAAGCGGCTCTGGAAAACCCTCACCCATAGCCTTATGGGATAGAGTTAAACATTGACCCATAACTACAGGGTAACGTCTTCCATATACAGACTCTTCTGGTTCTCTTAATATCTCATCACCAGAGTAAGAAGCAAAGAAGCACTTACCATCCTCTTTATAGAATACCTCAAACCATACAAACCTATCCTCTGCTTTTATAACTTCATTCTTATTAGCTTCTTGATGTTTACCGCCAAGTGGATATTCGTTCTCGCCTGGATTCTGTAAAGGGTCTTTTTGATTCTGAAACCTTGTTTGTCTTACAAGATTAGTTTCAGGGTTCTGTGGTTCAAGTTTATCTATTTTACTTTCATCATACCCTAACTGCATCAGTTCATCTTTAGTAGACCAGTTCTCAAATATGATGTATTTCTTTTTCTCTTTAACAGCAGTAGTCATATCATGCCAGACTTGTTCAGGTGGATATAACACAAATTCAGGTTTATCCTCATATTCATTTAATACCCATCTGAATTTACCCACACAAAATCCAAGATTAATAATATCCTGAAACGCCCACATGAATTGAGTAAATAAACTATCTACTCTCATCATCTGTTCATAGCGCCACTTAGTAATGAAGTGTAACACCTTAGAACTCAACGTATCGTTTTGTGCATCTCTACCGACAATCTTAAAGTTTTCGGGGTCTCGCAGGAATATCTGGTAGAATGACGCAAGTATTCTCCAAGAGATAGCCCATATTTTCCTGTAGAATAATTTACTTCTTCCTCTAACTTTTGATTTCTCTGTTTCTCCTTCATCAAAGATACCTCTAACATTCCTAATGTTCTTGCTCCATTGGTCATCATACTCTCTTCTTAACTCTTGTGCTTCATGCTTCCATCTTTTTGCTACAAGGATAAAGTCATCTAACGGCATGGTGTCCTCCCTAATATCCTATGTTTTCATCTACCTCATCTGGTTCAGGTATTATTTGATTAAATGGCATCCAGTTCATTACTCTCTGATGTGCATACCTCATAGCTGCATGAGCATCATGTTTACCCTCTTTTATTTCGTCTTTAACTTTAATATCCTCATTAGCAAATGTGTCACGTTCTAAAGTTTTCATAGAATGTATAAGTTCTCTATTTTCTGGTATATCAAAGATTACCAGCTTTGGCAAGTTTATTTTATCATCAACTTTAAGATTTTGTCTTATCAGGTCAACTCCTGCTGCTATTGAACCCACAAACTTTTCACTTTTGAAGAGAGCAGGGATGGCATTTCTACCACGACCAAGTAGTACATAAGCATTATAATCACCAATAATACGTATAGTAGAATCAGCAGACTTGTCACAATTTGTCCAACCCAACCTGTAGTTCCTTTCCAGCGCTCTCTTAGCCAGTTGCTCCTTAATGATTTCTGTGTCATCTCCATGATTTGACTTATACGTTCCAACAACATATTTAAATCCTTCCCTGTCTACAGCTATTTCTACAGCTACAGTTGGTTTAGTCATGTGAGGGTCAAGCCCACGATATACAATAAAGTCTTCTTTATTTAATTCAAACGGTTTTCTAACATGAATCTTCTCACTAAAGAGATTAGCATAGACAAGACCAGAGAGAGAAACATAATCACCTAACAACCTCATGCGTTTCTTATTATAATCGGTCTCTTGTTCTATGAGCTTCTCTAATGTTTTGAGATTAGCTTTCTTGTTAGTTACAGATGCTATCTTGTATAGTTTAGCACCTCCTTCATCTTTAAAGAATAATTCCGTAGACCAGGATAATCCATGTGTAGGAGTAAAGGCATAGAGTTCAAACACTCGGTCTGACGTAACAAATCTCATCAAGTTCTCTTTACGTATCTTTTCCATAGGTTCTTCATCATAGCCTACTCCTGTCAACTGAATCCCTTGGAAAGAATCTACATCCTGTTGATTAGTCATAAACTCTAATGAAGCAAATTCTCTATTATCATTCCTGTAAAGAGTGAGTATCTTCTTCTCTGCTGAATAACTGCTTTCCCACTTTCCATTCTTTAGGAATTGACGTGGACACCATAATCTAAACTCACGCAGTACGGCATTCTGCAACTGCCTTGAGTCTACGCCAACTACTCTTAGGCGTTGAGGAAAATTCTTTGGCAGTAAGTCTGTAGGAAATTTCCCGTAAAGGGCATCTGGCAACTGTCCTGTAGCTTGTATATATAATCTTATTGCAAGCCATGCTGTCTTTCCTCCTTGGTTGCCACCCATCACTCCTATTATATCGTCTGGACATATAAGAGCATCAAGCTGTGAATCAAATGATTGAGGTATATCCTCTTCCTTTAGATGCCTCATTAAAAACTCTAAGTTCTGTGGTGGTATATTACCATCAGAAGGAATAAAATATTTAAAAGGATTAGTAGCTTTTCTTACTATCTCTTCATCCTCTAAATTACTTATCAACTTTTTGATAGTATTTAGAGCTTCCTGCTGCTTATCTGGTTCAAGCGCAAGTATATCCTCTACACTCATATCAGAAGGATTCATTCTTTTACTTTTCTTGTCGCTGTTTTACGAGCATCTTCTGCTGTATTACCCTTCACCATCTCTCTTCGCATTACACGATTATGATGTTCACTATGCTTCTTGAAATGTGCCGATAGATTATACTGCAGCTTTTTAGATTTAGTATTATGAGCCATATCTACTACCTCCAGACTTTTTAGTATTATTTGGTTGCTGTTTTTTCTTTCCCATAATACCTCCTATAGAAGTGATAACAATATCCAGATGAACATAGGAATAGCAGTTTGCTTCTTAACCTCTCCTACTATCCCATCCCCACCTTTAACCTTTTCATCTATTAATCTATTAATGTCTTTGTTCTGAAGTTCAAGATGTTTCTCCTGCATCTCAATTATCTTTTTATTACCTTCTATAATCTTTTCGTTATCAGTATTAATTTCTTTCTGTTTCTCTACTTGTTTCTCAAGGTTAGTAATGAGTTCTGCCTGTATAT